GGCGTTTCAAGGTTTCTCCCGCGCGGGAGAAGCTCAATCTGGACATCCTTGAAATGGTCGTATCGCGGAATATTGAAATGGCCGTAAGAATACCTCACCCCGGTTTCAGCATAGGGATCTTCCGGATCGTAAGTCCCTTCAATGCCAGAAGTCCCGACAGAAAACGCATACAGTCCGCCTGAACCGCTTCCCCATCCTGGATAGATGTGCCGGTTGGTGGTGAGTCTACCTGGCGGACATACTCCGCTATAGGTCACGCTGCTATAAGGGCGCCAGGTCAGGCCGGCCCCGCCGATCGCTGGATCGTCCTCTGCTTCTTGGTTTGCCTGGGTGAATACGTTCGATTCGGTTTGTGTTGCAAAGATTGTGTCGAACGGTGTGATTAGTTCGCTATTCAGAAGGGGGTCTTCAGGATTTACTTCAATTGTGTGCTTCCACCCGATCGATCCCGATCCGGAAACCGTCGCCAGAATAGCAACCAACTTTTTCCCCCAGGCGAATGAAGTGTTCGTGTAGTTCAATAGGTCTAGCGTTGGATGATGCGTGAAGCCGTTCAGGTCGAATCCAATCGAAGCAGACTTTTCGAACCCGCTGGAATCAGGATTGAAGGCCTGTTTCCCGGTTGCCCAAACGGTTAGTTTGCCAGTCGAATCGAATGGTAGGTTTCCGATAAAGGATCCGACAACGGGGTTTGTTACGTCGGAGAATAGCGAAACGGGATCAAAGTCGGTTGCAGAAAGGGTTGGCGATTCGTTGTCCAGGTTGTAGAACTGGATCTTGTTCGTTGAGCTTCCCTCTGTGTTTGCGATAATATCCGGGCTTCCAGGCTCAATGTTGATCTGAACGTCATAGCTGACAACCCCGGCAGGCTGCTTGCTGTAATTGGGAAAGCACAATACCCCCTGATCGCTCATATTGGCTAGGTATGGGCCATGGTTAGACATTTTGCCGGTGAGCGTTAGCTTCTCCAGCACGCTGCCCCGTTTGCGCCAACAATACCCGCGATTGTATTCGCTCAAAAAGACTATGTTCGCATCAGGGCTTGTTGCATTGAAGCCGGCCACAAAAGATCCGAAGTCTGTGTCTCCGTCGGTCCAGTCACATTCGAAAGAGGTCTCCGTGCTAACCCCGGTCGGAAGGACCACGCGGATCTTGTCCCAGTTGCTGTTGTCCAATTTTCTGACAGCAAACCCAAGAACCGGGTTGGCATCCTTGTCTAGCATAACCGGGAAATCGTTGTAGGTTCCGCCGGTTCCGCTCCAGACTGTAATCGTGCTGGCGTCAGGATCCGGACGGTAACAGGCCAAAGCCAGTGGGTTTAATCCGCAGTTCGCCAGGGACTGGGACCACACAGCAGAGATCGCAGCGGCCGCGCTGGGCCCCTCGACCATCCAGGAGCGCTTCGTCGCGCCGGCCAGGATAAGGGGCATCCTTCGCCCTGCTGGGCCACCAAAGGGGCTTTTAGAGCTCGTGAAGACAACAAAGGCCTTCTCCCCTTCGGCGAACTCTCGGCCAGCGCTATGGGGCTTCCCAGTGTATTCCTGGCCATCCAGTTCAAACGAGTCAGGCCCGGTCATGGTCACCGGGAAAATCCGCTCGTTATGGAACGAGTCAAACACCGATCAGGATTCTCCCTCGGTTTGATTCGGATAGATCCCGCCCACTGCCAGGATCGCCTGAATCCTACCCACCTGGGCAGTGATCACCCCGGCCCGCCCGGTCGCCTGTGGGTAGCCTGCGACCTGCGGACTGTTTGCCCATACCTCCCCGTTGATCCGGACCTCGCCCTGGTTGCTGCCGGCGGCCCCAACCTGGATCGAACCGTGGCCTTTATTCTCGAATAGACCCATTGGATCACACCTCCGACACAACTCTCACGAGCTCCAGGCTTGTCCTTTTGCTCATGAAGTCCCAGACAATCGAATCCACCTTATAAGCCCGCGTGCGGTAAGTAAACCTCGAGAACAGATCAACCGTGTTATTCGCCTGAAGAGGCCCCTCCATAATCAGCCGATCCGCCGGTCCGTTCAGCTTGTTTTTGATCTGAGGGTAGCGGGCTTCTGCCCAGGCGTATCCCGGGAAAAGTTGGTCAACAAAGTCCCCTTCCGCCGGCCACGATCCAAGGCTTGTGGCCATGGGCGGGTAGACAAACTCAGGCGACACCCCGGCCGGCAGGGATCCCGGAGCGGTTCCGTTCACCCGGATCTTCGCGCGAATCGTGCTTCCAACGGTAGGAGGAACCACCTCCGCGATTAGATAGGTGCATGTTCCGGTTCCCTGAACGCCACCGGGTGCGGGCCTGGATCCCAGTGTGAAATCCTGGTGCTCAACCCACTGATCGGAAGCATTGTAAAAGGTCACGGCCGCGATATTGCCGGCGCCGGATATGCTTTCATTCGTTGCGAACGGCAGGTTCAGGCTTGGGCTTAAAGACTGGGTGACGTAGCCAGAGGAGTTGAACGTGAATACTTGCTCTGTGTCATAGCGCGCCGAACTGCGTTTCCCAAGGCGCAGGCCAGTAAAGATCCGGGCTGGGTCCGGGCTGTGCTTCAGGCTGGAATAGTCGAAGTCCAGAGAAAGTCCCGAATCCTCCCACAGGCGAACGCTCAGGCGGTTGTCTGGCCTCACGAAATACTCACCAGCAGAAACGTTCAGGATCCTGTTTAAAGCGTCGATAAGCTTCGCGTTCTTTACGTCCTCTTCGATCACGTAAAAGTCAAGCTCGGACCGCCCGCTATACCCGTCCAGGGTGATCCCAATTCGGCTGGCCAGCGCTGCCATGATCGCGCCGGAACTCGAGGCTGAAAACGAGGCGAAGCTTTGATTATTCGTCCTCATCTTCGTCCCGGTAAGGTCCACCCCGCCCATTTCCAGGACAGAAGGTCCAGAGGTGCTCGATCCGTCCGTGAAGTCTCGAGGGGTGATCCAGCAAAGATCGGGTGAGGTCCGGCTGTTTCCCAGGCCGTCCGTCCAGTCGATTTTGTAGGGAGTGAACAGGCTTTGGTAGGGGTCCGGGCCGCTGTCCGAATTGACGACTGCCGACCAACTCCAGCCCTGATTTGCCTTGCAACTAATCCTGGTCACAGTGGCATGAGCAACCTCAGATCCACCGGATAGACTCAGGGTCCTGGTGATATTTGGCTTGAAATCAGCCATCAGACCTTGACCGCCTCGAAGAGGGTGACCTCACATTCCCAATAGGAGGTTCCCATGATCCGGGTTGCCTCGAGGCCGACAATATTCCCCCGCCAGGTCTCCCCCTGAACAGTGAGATCGACCACGTTCCCGGACTGGTCAAAGGGGGTATTTACCGCCGCCAGCAGGTTCGAATACTCGCTGTCAGAGATCAATTCGCCCTTGAATTTGGCCGGCGCCTGGGGCTTCGTCTGGTCATAGATATAGCGGTTCCCATAGGTGGTTGAGCCCCTGTGCCCATATTGGATCTCAAGTTGCTTCTGGACGGAAACTTGCTGCGAGAAGATCCAAGGCATAATTATCCATTCCCCTCGTTGAATTTTTTCTGCTTGATCACGTATTCAACCACCGTTTCGATCGCTTTTTTCACCTCGGGAGACTCGATCGGGTAGCCCTGCATGCCCAGGTTGTATTGCTTGGTTACCTGGGTTGAGGGCCCACCGCCGCCGGCGCCCACCCCGGACCCTCCGGGTGCCTCTTCACCTGGCGCGCCCTTGCCTGCGGTTCCAGCCGGCTTCCTTTGGGCGGGGTTCTTCAGGCGCTCACCCTCTTTAATGTCTTGATCGACTTGATCGCGGACCCTGCGGAGCGAGCTCGGCGGCTTCGGCAAAGTTAGCGGGGTGTCGAGAGAAAAGTTGGGCAAACCCAGGGTTTGGGTGGCATTGAATTCCTCCTGGCTGATCAGGGGGCTGTTCTTCCCGCCCAGGCGCTTCGCGCGGAAGCCATCAAGGATGTCTTGCTGCTTCTTGGCCTCCTCCTCGACCTTTTTGGTCTGCTCCTCTTCCTGCTTGGCGCGCTTCAGGACCTCGGCCTCTTTGGCCTCAGTGATCCGGATCTCACGCCTCTTCGCGGCCTCCTCGGCGCTCACACCCGAAGCAAGTTCGGCCTGCTCCTGGTCGCGAATTGCCTGGATCTTCTCCGCCAGGATCTTCTTCTCGAGTTCCGCGATTTGAGTCTTGCGAAAGGCAGACTGTCCTTCCAGGGCGGCTTCAGCCTTCAAGACCTCCAGCTCCTGATTCATGGCCTCGCGCTTAAGTCCGGCCGTCTCGCGGGCTTGGGCGGCCGCCTCCTTGGTGATCTCCTTCTGTAGCTTGGCTTCCTCGGCCGTCAGTTGGTCGATCTCCCCCTGAAGCTTCTTCTTTGTTTCGAGGGTATTGATCTGTCCGGATCCCTGGACCTTTTGGAGGAATGAAAGCGCCTGCTGGGTGGCAGCGAATTTTTCTGCGTTGGTGGTCGCCTCAGCACCGAAGGCCTTCGCAGCCTTAAGGGCCTCGTCCAGGCGTTCCTTCGGAATTGCAAGCTGGGCGCTGTCCAGGTCTTTCTGGAAGCCCTTGACCGTCTGAGAAAGCTCTTTGCGTAGCTCAGGATTCTGGGCCACCAGCTTCGCGTTCGCCTTACCCCACCGATCCAGCCGTGCGATCACCTCTTCGATCGCCTTGACGTTATCGGCGGCCGTCGCCTGTCCGCTCGCGCGCAACTCCTCGAGTTTGTCTTTTGCATCGGAAGCGACCGCACCCAGGCTGTTTTTCGCTGCGTCCAGTTCGGCTTTCTTTTCAGCCTTGGTGAGCTCTTTGATCTTGCGTCGAAGAGAGAGCTCCTCGTCCGAATTCGCCTTGACGATCGAAAGGAGTTCGGAGAGGCGCTTCCTTTCCTCGGCCAGGGAGACATCCCCCAGGACGCGCTCGCGCTCAATCTGGTTTTCGACCGCTTGGATCCGGTCCTTGATCGCTTTGTCTTCCTGGCTGGCGATCTTCTTCGTCAGGTTCTCGCGCGCTTCATAGAGGCCCAGCAACTCCTTGACGGCGCGCTTCTCCTCGTCGGTTCCATCCAAAAGCTTCTCTTGCAGGGCGCCCATGTTGGCGATTGGAATCCCGGCCTTGGATAGACTCGCTTCTACCTCACCGATTTTGGAATCCAGGTTCCCAAAGACAGTCCGGAGCGCTGAGACGTCATCCGTCTTGGTGGCAAATCGCAGGTATTCTCCCAGGCTTTGCGCGCTTTTGCTGGCCTCGTCCAGGTCCGCGTTCACGCCCTGCAGACGGTCCGAGGTCTGCGAAATGATCAGGTTTGCTCCGTTCAAATCCCGGAAGCGAACGATCAGATTTTGCAGGGCTGCGCGAACGTTGTCAGTCGTTACCGGCAGGCCGCCCAGGGCCTTCTTGACCGCCTCCACGTCGGCCGTGGAAGTTCCAGACAACAGGCCGATCGATCCATCCGAAAGCTTCTGGTAGACAAGGTTCAGAGAAGCGATCTGATCCTGGAGGGCCTTCGCTTCCTCTCGGTTTTTCTGCTGGGCTTTCTTAAGGTCGTCAAGGCCCACCCCGGCCGCTCGAAGGTTCTCGACGAACTCCGAGTCGGAAACATTCGCGAACGCCGCACGCAAGGCAGAACCGATCTTGTCGATATCCCCCCCTGCGGCCGCCAGGGCCTTTTGGGAGCCGGTGACCTTCTCGACCACCCCTTCGTATAGGGCCAGCTCCTCGCGGGCCTGCTGGAGGCCTCTGGATTGCTCCTGGAGGGCAGTCTCAGTTGCAGCGATCTGTCCCTTCCAGGCGTCCAGGGCCAGGAAGGCGGCCCCGCCCAACAGGGTGACCAGGACCCCCAGGGGGCCCAGGGCGGTCGCTACCGCCGCGCCGAAGCCGGAGATCGCGGTTCCGATCCCTGAGACAACAGGAGCCAACCTGGCGAAGCCTGCGGCCGCTGCTGCTGCCGTCGCTGATCCGGCGGCCGCCGCCCCTGCTCCCGCCGCCGCCGCCGTCTCGGCCACCGCCACAGTCTGCAGGGCGGCCGCAAAAGCCACCAGGTTCCCGACACCAGAGATCACGACTGTGGAAATAGCCGCGATCGCAGTCACAAGGCCCAGGCCAATCGCGCCGGCCGCCGCCGCTGAAACCAGGAATTTCTTCATGCCTGGATCAAGCTTGTCAAAAACGTCCACGATCGTGGTGAGGAATCTGGCCGCCCCGGTGACCACCGGGATCAGGGCCTGTCCGAACGATGAAGCCACGCGCTGAACACTGTCTGATAGGTTGCTCAGGGCGCCGAAGAGAGTCTGGGACTGCCGCGCGGTTGCGTCACCGAAGCGGGCCTCTACAATCTTTTGGATTGCGTCACGAGCCTTCTCAAGTTGGCCAGAAGTCGTGATCGCTACCGAACCGGTTTTGGTCAGTTCGGCGCCGTATTTTTGAAGCAGCAGGTTGCCAATGCCCAGGCGGTTGCGCAGGCCCTCGAAGCCCTCGAGGCTTCCGGAAAATGCCTTGCCGACGATCAGCGAAATGTCTTTGATATTCTCGCCAAAGGCGGCCGCCAGGTTGGCTGCAATCGGGAGAACGCGCTGCGAAGACTGTCCAAAAGCCTCTAGAGTTACGGTCGCGGAAACGATAGACTGGACGTCAAAGGGGGTGGTTGCTGCGTATTTAAGGGCGCTCTGAAAGGCCTTCTGGGCGGCCTCGCTGCTGCCCAGGGTGCTCTCCAGTTTCGCCTGCAGTTGCTCAAACTGGCCGGCAACCTGAACAGAAATAGCCAGGAGCCCACCCAGGGCGGCCGTGGCCGAACCAGCGAGCAAAGTCGCGGATCGGCCCACGGATTCGATCGAAGAAGCGAGCTTGCCATACTGAGCCTTAGTTTCGTCCAAAACGGAATTAACCGAGGCGCTTTTCTCGGCAAATACCCTCAGGACAACTGGGGCTTCAGTTTGTTGAGACAATCCCTTCCTTCTCCTCTCTTTGTTTCCTCAGGCCTTGCTCGCGCATCTCGGCCAGAAGTTCCCTTTGAGTCTTAGGTTTTTGCTGGTCGGTCTTGGAACCGTCGCCCCACCTCTCGGACTCAAGATCATCAAGCCAAGTCCAGTCCTGTTCCTCGAGGCCTTTTTGCTTGAAGATCAGGCCCTGTAGGAGTAGCCAGTCCCGCCGCTGGCGCCGGACCGCATCGGGGTAGTGCTCACAAAGTTGCCTGGGGCTCCAGCGCTCCCAGACGTCGTAAAGCGGATCTAGGTGATAGACGGCGCCGATTGTGCGGCAAATATCGGCCCATGTGAGAGAGCGGCCTGCGCCTGTTCCGTAGCCGCCATTCGGGCCTGTGCTTTTCCCATTTGTTGATCAAAGTCGTTCAGGCGCATTTGCTCCCTGACCACCTCATCACCAAAGCGGCCGTTGGTATTTTCCTTCACCCATTCCATGGTGATCTGGCCCTTTTCATCGGTCGGGATCAGCATTTGCTGCCACAGGCGCAGGTTGGCGGAATCCAGCGAATCCTTCGCTTCTCGGGCCTCCTGGTTATCCTGGGTGCCTTTCTTGTTGTGCTCCTCCCAGGCCGCTTGGTGCCGTGCGATCTCGGCCACGGTATCGTAAAACCGTTCTTGCTGAGGCGAAGACATTTCGCGAATCAGAAAGGTCCGATCGCAAATCTCCGCCGGGGTTTCTCTGAGGTGTAGCTTAAGGGCCATGGTCGTTCTCCTTGCCTTCTTTCGTATTGATAGGCACAAGGGGGCGGCCGCAAACGACCTGCCCCCCTGTGCACAGGGTTTAGGCTGCGATCGTGATTCCAGCCAGGTAGGAAGCCGCTTGAGCCGCAGGGACTCGGCGCATGAAGCCGGTCGGGCAGGTCGGGTGATTTACCGCGTCAGGAATTGCAACGAGGTCGGCGGTGATGATCATGAACTCCTGCTTCTTGAAGCTCAAATCAAGGTTGCCGGTGCCTTGGCATTTCCAGTAACAATAGTGGAATACGTCACCCGAAACCGGAGAGGTATGGATGAATTCCACCTTTTTGTTAACCAGGGCCGCGTTGTTGCCCAGGAGGATCTCGTCATAGGAAACTGGGGTGTAGGTGTAGGCTACGTGAACCGTCTGGCCGGAGGTAATTGCTCCACCTGGCAGGCGGTAAATGATGCCTTTTACCGCGTCGATCATGTAGTCCGTATTATTGACGTAAGTCGTTCCCTCGGCCGCATTCTTGACGGTTACGGCCGAAACGTTCGCGCCCGCCAGGATGATCGCCTGAACCCCGCCGCCGTGAAGGTTGGCGAAGGTGAAGGCTGCCGAGGTGGCCGGAGTGCCACCGAAAGGAACCACGACGGGAGTTGCGGAGGTCGTGCTGGCGAGCAAGTTTGAGCTCGCGCGCGCGATATTATTCGCAGTGGATTCCACCATGGGAACCTTGATTTTCCAGGTCTCCTCGATCGGAACCTGGATATAGATTTGCAGGGGAATCCCGTCTTTCCCGGTCTTCACCTGGGTTTCACGGTTGATCAGAATATCGCCCTCAGTGATCCCGATGTCGTAGGAATCGAAAAGCACCTGGGCCCCGCCGATCGTGACGTTGTTGCTATTGCCTGAAATGACACCAGCCGGCATTTTTGCTTTCTCCTTTTCTTTGGTCTACCTAAAGCCCAGGCTGCGCGCCGAAACGCGCACTGTTAGGCCGGAAGAAAAACGGAATTCAGGTTTCTCAGACTTGCGGAGGGGCCGGGCCTGGCCGAGGGCCAGGGCAAAGCCTCGGCCGGGGGGGAACCCCAGCAGGGCGGCCCGCAGGCCCCTGGTGCCTGCGACGGAGGAATACAACTGGCGTGCCTTCTCGTCGGGAACGTCACCCTTGGGCAAGCTTCCGAGGTAGAGGTTCACGTCAAAATCGACCTGATTCCGGGCCACGCCCTGGCCGTAGGAAGACTGAGAAAGATCCTCGCCAGCCCAAACCACCGTGATCGCAGGTTGCTGCTTATCGGTCGGGCCTTGGTCACCGGGCAGGACCGAAACAACCCCGGGAATTAGTCCCTGATCCGGTCCGCCGGAACCGTCCAGACATCCGGTGAGGTAAGTCACGATCGCATCAAGGATCTGATCAATATCCACCGCGCACCACCAGATACGAAGCCGTGAAAGCTCCCAATTTTGAAAGGAAATCATTAGAGGCGGTCTTGACCACCGGCCGGGCCGGAACGACCACCTTGCGGCCGTTGGGCAGGGTAGTCTCCCCGCCCAGTTGGTGAAGCGCTGCATAGGGCAAGGAGGAGCCGAACTGGGCCCCCTGGGGGGACACAACGAAGACATTCCCCGGCGCGCCCTGCTGGGCGTAGGAGGCCCTCAGGGCGCCTGTTTTGTCCAGGACCGGGTTTCGGCCGCTGTTGGGCGCCCACCCGGGGCCATCCTGAGCGAAGGCCTGATCAAATTCACGCAGGGCCTCAGGTCCTGCCTGGGCCATGGGCTTGGATAGATCATCAGTCCGGCGCTTCAACTCCTGGAAGATCCGGTCCATTGGGCCCAGGTCCATGGAGAAGCCGAGATCTACCATTGGGGCCACCCCTGGCGCGGAGCGAACGGGGGCTCCAGGATGTTGGGCACGTTGATCAGGTCGAAGGACCGGGCCGGGCTTGGGCCTGAATTTGAGGAGAGGACACTGGGGGCCGGCGAAGTGCCACCCGTTCCCAGGACACCCGGAAGGATCGCTTTGCCGTCCTGCAATTGCCCCAGGAGTTCCATTGCGCGGTTCTTGAGTTCCAGCGCTCCCTCAACCGGGGCGCCTTCGCCTCCTGCTACGTGCAATTCGAAAACGCAATAATATGCGGCAAGATCCGCAGAAAGTTCTTTGATAATCACCGGAACAGGGTTGAAGGGAACGGAATATCGGCCACCCAGGCGCGCGTCGATCAGTCCGTCAGCCCAGGCGATCCCGTTCGCCAGGTCGGGTGAACTTACACTGGATAGCAGTTCTGCCCGCTTCTTAACGTCGGTATCAACACAATAAGCCACTGCCATTCAACTCCTTTCCTTGGGTGAAATGGACTCCCCCGGGCGGGGAGAACGACCATCCGCCCGGGGGTATCCAAGGTTTTTGGCGTTAGCCGACGGTGAGGGTCTTGAACCACTCGGGATGATAGACGACGGGCATGCCGAAGATGCCGGGGGTCATGAGAAGGTGAGGATTGCCGGTCCGGCTGTAGTCCTCAACGATCATGAACTTGCCGGGCCGGGTGCTCTGGAAGCCATCAGCGATCGCAGGGGTGGAAGCGAACTCACCACCCAACTGCATTTGCGCCATGGCGGTCGCGCCGGTCAGCGGGTTGTCTCGGCCAGCGATAAACTGGACCTTATTCGTCGGGACGAAATACTGGTTCGCGCCCGCATCGTCAATATACTGAGTCGCGTAAACGACCACATTCCGGATCGTCGGACATCCCTTGATCTGTCCATTCCCCATGGTCAGATTTTTGATAATGTTGCCGACGTCGGAAATGTTCAGATCCGCGAGAGCTTGCGAACGGTTTACCTTATCCGTGATCTGGGTGTTGTCCAGAAGGTAGGATGCGGTAACGTCGTTCATGACAATGTCGACCCAGGTCGCACCGGTGCTTCGCAGACTGAGGACAACATTCAGAATGTCGGTCAGCGGCTTTGCAGTGGCGGGCGAGGTCCACAGAGGGGAAGCGGTTCCTGCGCTGGTGATACCATAGTCAACGGCGATTTTGACCCCGTTGTAAGTGACACCGGAGGCGAATTCGTTGCGCATTGCTGCCCAGCGAAGTTGTTCCATTCGGGTTTCGAGGCGCACGTCACCCTGCAGGGCCATCATCAGGAAGCGCTGGTTGCCCAGGCGCTGGAATTCGTCCGGTCCGAGCGCTCGGTTCTCTAGGAAGTCGAATTCATCCAGGCGCAACTGGTCTTTCCAGTATGCGGTATCCTGTTTGAAGACCTCGACGCCGGTCGCTTTGACCAAATTGACCTTCGAGTTTCGCCCGTAGGCGTTGGTCATGCCGGTGACGGGCTTGGTTCGATCGTATTTGATGATCGAAGTATTCAGGAAGTCGGTGGTATTCAAGGGCATGTATCCCGCGCCAATGAATTCCGCCGGGTTGGCTTGCCAGGTTTGCACCAGTTTGGAAGCCGTTTGAGTAGTGGGCCAAGTGATCACTTTTCAGGTCTCCTTTCTGGTGTTACAGGCGAATCGTGCCGTCTGAGAAGGAACGGGTGCCCAGGGCGGTTTTTGCTCCGGAATCCAACCCGGTGAGGTTGGCCTCAACAAAGAAGCCCATAACGTAGAGGCCGATCCCGTTGACGTCAGCGGCGTTTGTGTCGACCATTTCGGTCAGAATTCCAACGGGGGTTTGAGATCCGTCGGAATTACCCGATGCATAGGGCTTATACTTACCGGAAGCGGTAACTTTGCCCATGACGGTTCCGACGTCAACGATCCCGGCAACTCCGGAGCCCTGAACGACGGAAACCGGAATTGAGTAAAAATACTCCTCCCGTCCCGTGGCGCGGATCTCTTTGGGGATATAGCTTTGAGAAGTCAGACCCATGGATCACCTCCTACTTTCCGGCCGGCTTTAAGCCGGACTGTTCCTGAAGTTGCGCCAATAGCGCATCTTGAGTCACGCCGGCCCCCGAGGTGCTGGCGGACAGAGGGGAGTGATCCGGGGGAACGCTATCGCGCCCAGCGGCCCAGGCCTTCGGGAGGGTCCGGCGCAGGGCCAGATAGTCGTCTTTCAACTCCTCCGGAAGCTTGCCGAGGAACGCGATTTCTTTCGCCTCGTTGGCGGGGGTGGAAAAACCCTCGGCCATCAAAAGGCGGAAGTCGGAAGCGTCCTCCTTGGCGCGCATACGGGCCATGCGGGCCCGCATTTGCGACAGCTCGGCCGAGAGTTCAGCCACCTCGTTCGGAGCCGCCGCAGGGGCCACAGGGGCCACTGCAGAGGCGGCCGCCAGGGGGGCGGTTTGGGTCTGCGCAGCCGGCGCTGCGCCCGTGGTTTCCGGAGTCACATCCGGGGCCGGAGTATTGGGCTTACTCATGCATGCATTTCCTTTCTTTTTAAGGATCTCTGCTCGGTCTCCGGGGCCCCGGTTATACGCACCGAAGACCACAATAGACCCTTCAATAACGCGCCGAACGGCAACGCCAAAGCTTCCAGACACTCGCTTCCAAAGTCCCTTTTTGACCTTGCAAATAGCCTCTTCATCCAGGAATTCCCAGAGGGACATCAGTCGGCTTGAGTTCTCGTCAAAGCCGGCCTCGTAGCGGACCGCACGGATCCAGCCCTTTTGGTTGTCTGCCCGAACCTCGTGGTCGAGCAAAATTGGGGGGTTGTCCCGGGGGTCGAAGTTGGCCGCATACTCCTTCAGGTGGGCGTCAGTCACTTCAAACTTGCGGCCGTTCGCGTCTGTATAGGAACCTGGCGCCAGAAGTTGCACCTCGCGAAAAAGGCTTTCTTCCTCCTCGTCGCTCTCTTCGTCTAAGCAAGGAAGTCCGTAAGCTTCCAGCTTGACAGGCGCGGAGAGGGTGGCCTGGATCTCGAATTCAACCCCGACAAAAGAAGCGATCTCAGGATTGGCCAACTCAGAAACAGCCTGGTAGGCGCGGCCTGAAATATCCCCGCCAGGGTCAAATCCTTTCTGGTCGGCCTCGCAGGTCGAAACGCCGTATGCGTCCCAAAAAGCGATCTCACAGGCCCTGCAGGCCGTTTCGCAGTCGACCCCATCCCCTTGCAGGCGGTTGCAGCATTCGTCAAAAGCGCTGGGCATTTAGGCGTTCCTCCGAGGTCTGCCCTGGGGCTTGGTAGGCGTGCGCCCGCCGGGCCGGGGCTGGTTGGTGGTCGACTGCTCGCGGCCGTCCGCCGGCTTGCCGGCCACCTGGCCAGCTCGATCAGTCTGAGAAGGAAGGTTGGTATCCTGAGCATGGCCAGCCGCCGGGGGCGCCGGGGCGGGGTCCGGGGCGGGTAGCTTGGAAAGCGGGGGCAGGTTGAATTTGGCGCGGCCCGCGTTCAGATCGTCCAGCTCGCGTTTACTCATGAAGCCTGCAGATACGAGAGAAAACAGGATCTCAGACCAAAGCTTGAGGTCCTCTTCCTCCATAACCTGGGCTTTGAATTCGCCCAGGGGACACTTCTGTCCGAAGTTAAGCCACAGAAGGGGCCGGTAGATCTGAAGCAAGATCACCCGGTGAAGGTCCTTCACGATTCGCGCGATCGACCGCCTGAAGATCTCAAAATGCTTGGAAGCGAGGGCAAAACTTCCGATATCGGTGGGCTCAAACAGCAAAGCTGGAATCAAAAGCGCCCTTAGGATGCATTTGTTCAGGTGGTTCTCAGCGCTCTCGAAGTCTTTTCCTACGGATACCTTCGCCTGCTCAAGGCGAACTTTGTCCTGGATTCCGTGAACAATCGCGCTTCCGCCCCGGAGGTTCTTCAGGGTGTTGAGCATGTTTTGCCCGGAGGTCGTGGCGATGCCGTTCGCATCGGCCTCCTGGGCGTTCATGTTGGTCATCTCGGCCACCGCGATCGGTGAACCGAACATAGACAGCGCTGCGCCCCAGTCCTTCAGGAACACGTCCTTGAAGAACCAGGATTTGTAAGCCGGCTTCAGCCTGGATTGCCCGTAGGGATTGCTGTTTCGGATCCGGTGGGCCCAGTATACCATTTTAGAAACCGGAAGATCCTGGCCGGTTCCGTTTCGCTGCTTGAAGGATTTGACGCGGCCGAAGTTCTGTTTCTTTGGGTCGCTCTCGATCGAAATGGTCGTGGATTCCGGCATTAGAAACGGAACGTCATCCAGCCAGATCTTGCCGTCGCCCTCGCGGAGGACGATCTCGCCTACCGCCCACCCAAAGACCAGGGCCAGGATCAGTTCCTCGACCACCTGCTCAAGCGAGGTGGCGCAATTCAGCCAGAGGGAATCAATGTATTTTTGCGCGCGCTTGTTGGGGTTGGTGTATTCCCCCAGGTGGGGGATCACCGTGGAACCGATAAAGTCGATCCCGCTCGAAACCGTCTCGTCCGTCTCGAGCATGCGCCTGTAAATGTCCGCGCCCAGGTTGTCCGGGTTGGCGATATTGGACTGAATGAAGGCCTGGAAGACGGGAAGGAAGCCATCAAAAGGGGTGGAGCCTCTAGCCCCCACTGTGGGCGTTTCGTGCTGCTGGCCGGTTTCGTCAGTCAGCACGGCCATTCTGTTTAGACGTCATCCCTTAACACAGGTTGGCTCCTAAGTGAGCGCTCATGCGCTGCTTTCGCGTCAAGGCAGGCTGAAACAAAGTCGGGCCCTTCGCGCTCCAATTGCCTGCCCACCCTGACGCGGCAAAACTTCCGGCCGCTGAGGTATTCACCCCAAACGATCCGTGCCTGCTGGTTTTCACACCACTGGAAGAGGTCTGCTTTTTGGTCGGGTGCGGGTGCTGGGTCCGTCGCCCTTCGCGCTCCTGCTGCTGCCATGTGTCGTTCTCCTCAAAAGCAAACGGGGCCCGGCCGCCATCCGCAGCCAGGCCCCGT